GTTGACCAATTATAAACCTTGGAAATATTTTAACAAAACCGTGTAATAAAGGTCCCGTCGTAAAAACTGTTTCTCCACCTGTTTTGAAGTACATGTGAACGAGATGTTCGTATGATTTTGTAAATTCGCAATTACCGTTATATGTGTTACTAATTATATGACCTGATATTTCGTGAATATGTAATAATATTTGTAATGTAGAATTAAAATAACACGTGTTACCTAAGTTATTAAACCCATGCATATAAATTTAAAAAATATAAAATACTTAAAAAGTAGACGCGTTTATAAAAAGTAATAAATATGGATGTTCATAAAATTTGTGACGTTATCAAACCTATTTTTGATAAATATCAAAACGAAGAGTTTGTTGAAATGGAATTTAGACTTGGTAAATTTAATGGATCTTTTTTTGATGTTGATGTTGGTATACAAAATTATAATAGAATTCTTCGAGGTCTGAAAATGCATTCTGGTTGGGAAAAGGTCATTTCTTCTAAAATGGAAGTTTATTATAGAGATTCTGATAACCTTAGAATTTCTATAGATGAAAATACAGATGAGACAATTAACGTGAAAAAAGAAAGGGTACACACAGAAAATTTTAATAATATAAAAAACACTCCTTATGATGTGAGATTTAGTGTTTCTAAAGAAATACCTTTAAGTGAAAATTTTGAATGTAATGGTGACATGGATAAGAAAAAAATGAAAGAGCGAGTATCTTTTGTTCGTAAAAATTTGTCTATAGACGTGACTAAATGTACAGGTGGGACAGACGATATAGATGAAGAAAATGAATCTACTTATCAAATTGAATTTGAAATCGTGGTTCCTAAAAACTTAAAAAATATTGATGAATTGTTTAATATTATTCATAAAATAAAAGACGTATTTAAATTATTGGAATAATATAGATAATGTTGATTCTATTATTTTTATTTATATTATTACTTTGTTGTTTTTGTAGTACAGATAACGATAAAGAAAATATAAGAATATTGGATTATAAAACAAAATATTTTTATATATCTAAAGGGAAATCTAAAGAGATTTTTGAAAAAATGAAAGATGATAATATATCACACGAATCTATTAAAAATTTTGTCATTTTAGAAGATGAACTTATGGAACTTGAAAAAAAAGCAGTGTGTTCAGGTATATCTAGGAAATTTGACGCATTTGCTATATCTAATAAAATTAAGAATAGATTTAGAAAATACGATTTTTCGTATCACGCAGAACATTTAAAACAAATAGCAGAACCAAGTAAAATTATAAATCGAAATATAACATGTTAACTAAATATAATAATATTCTTCTATGCTTTCCATAAGTCATTTCGGGGATGTGATCATATATAAAAATTACGAGATTTGTATCGTCAACATCGCGATTTTTATCTAAATATTTTAAAACATTTTCAGTATTTTCAAACTCGTCCGTGTAATTATATTTTAATTCGAGATGACCCATACCTATATTACTTTTCTTTCTTTCTTTTTTTATATAATCTGCTATCACGTAATATATAGTTTCTATTATATTTGATAATATATATTTATCCCATTTATCGTTTTCATCTATTATAAAACCGTGTCTATATTTTAAAGAGTGGTTTTTTAAAAGTTTCCTAGGGTCTTCCATTTAATAACATTATTTTTTATTCTTTAAATTTTTATGAAAGTTGTTTATTAGTTTGTTTAATTCTCTTTGATTTATGTTCGTATTTTGTTTTTTAGATTTAGATTTCGAGTTCGAGTTCGAGTTCGAGTTCGAGTTCGAGTTCGAGTTCGAGTTCGAGTTCGAGTTCGAGTTCGAGTTAGATTTCGATACCAAAACAGGTTTTTTCAAAACAGGTTTTTTCAAAACAGGTTTTTTCAAAACAGGTTTTCTCTTGATTTGTGGTTTCTTTTTAGGAAGTTGTGTTTTCCCTTTTTCCTTTTTCTTTAAAGGTAAAGGTGTTTGATTTTGAAGTTCTCTTTTTATTTTTAAATAATTTATAATTTTATTATCGTTTAGATTGGGTGTTTTCTGTATATTCATAGCATAATTTACAACTGTATTTACTATATTTTTACCAAATTTACCATACATTTTTTCTGCTTTTTTGTAGAGTAATAATCGTTTTAATTCAGGTCTTTTATTTAATTTAGATTCTTTAACAATTTCTTTTTTAAATTTATTGGCTACAGTTTTCTTTATAACACCATTTTTAGTCATGTTATTACTGGATGCATTTTTTATTTTTAATTTAACTTTGTTAACGTTATTTTTTAAAGACATAACGTTTCCGTATTTATTCATCCATTTTTTACCGTATATATTTTGTAAATTGTTTTCTATACCCTTGTTATTTAATTTTCTTTTTATTTCTGTTATTTTTTGTTCCTGATTTTTTACTTTATTATTTAATTTTTTAGCTGCATCACTTTTCATTTTGTTTAATAAATTTTTTTCGAGTTGTTTATTTTCTAAATTAATTATTTTTAATTTTTCACATATAGTTTTAATAGTATCATTATCGTCTACATTAATACCTTCAGATATGGCATAAGAAACAAGTTCATCTTTTTTGAAATCTTTACATGGTTTTCCTTTTATCTTAAAATTTGAATTTCCCTTTTCTATAGCATTTAATGCATTGCATATACTTTTTTTCTTTTTATTCCCGGATTTTAAGAATATACCCATTTTTTTAGCGACTTCGAGTAAAACGGGTTTTGTTAATCGTTCGCATTTTCTCCCGTCTATTTTCATAGTACCATTTTTATCGTATGTTATTTTTATTTTTTTATTTTTTGTAGCTGTTGATTTTTTTGTTTTTGATTTTCTTTTTGGTTTTTTATAACAACATTCGTGTCCTTGTGGATTTTTTCTTACTTCAAATCCATCTTTACACGGTGGTCTTCTAGTTTTAGGACATGTTGTTACCTGTACACTTTTTTGTGTTGGTACTCTAATTTGATTCACATTTTTGTTTATTAAACCCATGGTATACCCGCTATCGTGTAATTTTTTGACTGCTTCTACTGCAACTAAATACGCGTCTTCGAGATTATCTGGATTATCTTCACCAAGTACTTGTATAGCACCAGAACCAAGTACTGTAGATTTTGTTGAAAATACAAATTTATGACCTCTGTATGTCATGTATAAATTTGGTAATTGTATATCAGTTTCTGATTCATAAGAAACACGTTCCGCATTTAATGGATTTTCGCTCGCGATTTTCGATAGTTTGAAATTAACGTTAACTTTAAACTGTCCCGCGATGTTATTATATACGATTTCGTTATATAAAAAACCTTGTTTTTGTGTGTAAGTATCAATAATATATTTCCGGAGGGATTCGACTTGTGGTTTTAAATTTTTATATCCTAAAAATCCACCAGAGAATCTTATTTTTCCGTTCCTGTATACGTTAAAACTAAATTTTTTCTTTTCGTTTTCGCTAGAAATATATCCAGAAAACTGTACAGAAAAGAAATTTTTATTTAAATCTCCTTTCATACCTAGGTTTATACTATGTATAAACCCAGTTTGGAACTGACCGTAATACCCTTTTATTTCACTAACTGAAATGTTTGTATATGCGTTTATAGGAGCTTCTCCTCTTGGTCTCTGTTTTAATATGTATTTTAAATTGACACGTTCTTCATTTGTAAATTTTTTATTAATTAAAACGTTATACATACCGGGATAGAATCGACCAATTTTTAAATTGCTATGTTGTACTCCCTGATGATCATTTTGTGACGTACCATCTGGGTTTTGTATTTGTATGTTAGATTCCTTTACAAATTGTCTTGGGTCCATACTTATAATAGTGTAATATTTTAATAATAATTTTTAAAGGTCGTTACCAAAAGTTAACGTTTCTTCTACTATATCAATACCAAATACAAAAGACTGTCTTGGATATTGTCTCCCCTTGTATGTTAATACATCGTCTCTGACTTCTATTTCTCTCTGACTAAAAGGTCCAATATAAAAGTCCTGGTTGAACCTTGGTTTTCCTAGATTATTTGCTTGACAATGTTGATTAAACGCAGCTACAAATTCTTTTTGTGGACAGTATAAGCTACTATCTATCTTGACAGCGGGGGATTCTAAAAAGTTTTCCAATGTGTTTGCGACCATAGCGACCTGTTTCTGAACTTTCTTAAAATACAATGGTACGACATTCCATATATCTTTGTTTGAGTATTTTTGTGCGTAATCCAAATATGCACGTATACATTTTTGTAATATGACTGGTAGTTCCTTATCTAATTTTCCGTCGAGAAGGGGGTCTGCATCTTTGACCTGTTTAGAAAAATTCCAAGTGAGTATGCGTCTTAATACACTACCAGAATTATCTTTCCAGTTAGGAACTTCGTTACCACCAAGTATTCCAGGTGTTTTCCATTCTATAGATTTTGCTTTTTCGTGTTTTATTGCTATAGAAACATCTTCTCCAGAAACAATAGATTGAAATTCTGCTTGTTCGAGTGCTATATCACTTTTAACTTCTGGTGCTATAAAAACAAACGCATCATAAATAGAAGATAACCCAAATTTCTTTTCACTGTTATTTGATAAAGTTTTCACGTCGTCACACCCATAAAATTTTTTGAATATTTTTGTTATGATCGTTGATTTACCAGACCGTGCAATACCTTTTAAAAATGGTATAATTTGCCAATTGTCCATATCATTTAATTCGAAACATATGCGTCCACCCATAACATACATCCATTTACACACTTCTTCATCAAATTTCTGATAGTCTAAAACTGACTGCATGTATGGCGTTGGTATGTTGTACCAATTTTCAATGTGTTCATAACTTATGAATTCTTTATTAAAATATTTACAACTCACAATACTTTGATCAAGATTTTTATATTCTTTTGAATCGTACGAATAAAAATACGAATGATACAACCCTGTTTTTGCACACCATTTTTTACCAATAAATAACCCATTTGTAAAAGACCATACCTGTCTATTTTTACTTATTTCTGGAAACTGCATATCTTTACAATCCGATAAATATGATATAGTATCTCTAATAGCACCACCACGACTCGATAAGTTTTTCCATAATTGAAATTCGGTTTCTTTTTGTGCAGTACTATATACGTATTCCTTTATTGTCAGCATAGGCTTCCATGCACGTGTATCGTATCCGTCATCTGTCTTTATTTGTGTACAACACTGACCCTTGTATCTTTTAATATTGTTTTGGTACAAACTATTTAAAAGTTGTAGAATGGCTTGTTGATAAGGACTTAATTCTTCTATTTCTGTTATTGTGGAACATCGAAATATAGAGGGGTCGGATTGTGGATTTATTGGTACGTACGTTGGGTTATTTATTCTTTCGTGTATTCTTGTATTTCGGAAAACTATTTGCCATGCATCATCTACTTGATCTATCAGGCGGTTAATTCGCGTTGATATTTTTATATCGTCGCCATCTTCTAAATCTAGTAATTTTAAAGATTCAGCACGATGATACAAATGACCGAGTTGTGTTTTCATTCTCGAATGTTTTCCTGATATTGCTTCTATGTCTATTTTATCAGGTAAACCTGTATTTGGGTTAAGATCTGATTTATTAAAAAATCTATCGTAGCCAAGACGAAAAGATATATGGTCATCGTTACTATGTAATCCCCATAATTGTTCCAACTGGGCTAAGAAATTCATATACTGTTCATTGTTGAACAACTGAATCTGGTTAGTCCACATGACCTCGTTAGATTCGTCAGGATTTGCATTAACATCTATATAATGCGTATTGTCCATGAATAGTATATTATGTTATACTTAGTATTTATTATTTTAAGCTTTTTTCTGTATTTCAGATAATAGTTTAATCATTATTTTATTTTGTACTTCTAACTGTCTCGATATATCGACAAGCGCTGTACATATAGTATCACCTTCTTCAGTTGTTGTAACAGAGCTTAAAAGTTCAGTTAATTCAAAAATGTCGTTATTGCCCTGAAATAATTCATCATCGAGATCGAGATCATTTTCATCGAGATCATTTTCATCGAGATCGAGATCATCGAGATCGATATCATCGAGATCGATATCGAGATCATCCACAAATGATCCTTCGTCGTCCATTATTCCAGATTCATTGGATTCGGATTCGGATTCGGATTCGGATTCGGATACGATAATTTCTTCGGTGATTTCTTCGTTAATATTTTCAAGTTCTGGTACAGATTTATTAGACATTTATATAAATCAGGAAAAATCAAATTGTGTTTTTTCGCATATATTATCCGAAAAAAAAATCTCAGTGTATAGTACAAACAAACTAAAAATGGCCGGTGGTCTCATGCAACTCGTCGCCTATGGCGCCCAAGATGTCTACCTTACAGGTAACCCAAAAGTAACTTTTTTCCAGGCGGTTTACAAACGCCACACTAACTTCGCGATGGAAAACATCGAACAAACTGTTAACGGTACTGCCGGTAACTCTGGTCGTCTTTCTGTCACGATCGCGAGAAACGGTGATTTGATCGCTGACATGTACGTCGAAATGAAAGCTAAGGCTTTGGCGTCGCGTGCCAAGGATGGCGCGGCCGCGGATTGCTGCTGGGTCGCGGAACGTGCGATCAAGGATATTGAATTGTCGATTGGCGGTCAACGCATTGACAAACACTACCAAAGATGGTGGAGATTGTACTCTGAATTGTACTTGGATGAAGCGAAGAAGGCTAACTGGGGCAAAATGACTACTGGTGATGACTCGACGGTTTATTTGCCACTCATCTTTTTCTTCAATCGCAACCCAGGATTGGCGTTGCCATTGATTGCCTTGCAATACCACGAAGTCAGATTGGACTTTGACTTGACCGACAAATGGACTCAATACACAGATGGTTCCACTTTCAAGGTATGGGGTAACTACATCTACCTCGACACCGAAGAACGTAGACGATTCGCGCAAAAGGGTCACGAATACTTGATCGAGCAAGTGCAACACACTGGCTCCGATGCCGTCTCCGCGGGTTCCAAGCAAATCAGATTGTCTTACAATCACCCAGTCAAGGAATTGGTGTGGTGCGTTGAGAAAACTGAAGCTAACACGGCGAACTCCTTCTTGTGGAACTTTACAACTGCCAGCCCAATTGCTACTTGCGATGCATCCACTGACGCTGTTTCGAATGTTGCTGTGTCTACTTCTGAATTGGGTGCGCCAGTTATCTTGCAAGGTCCAAATGCGCCAAGATTCTCCGAAGAGACTGGTAACCAATTCACTGATTTCAAATTGGTCCTCAACGGCCAAGACAGAATGAAGGCCCAAGGCAGCAAATACTTCAACCAAGTCCAGCCATTCAACCATCACTCTGGTTGCCCAGCCCCAGGTATCTACTCGTATTCCTTTGCGCTCAAGCCAGAAGAACATCAACCAACTGGTACCTGCAACTTCTCCAGAATCGACAACGCGCAAGTTGCGCTCACTTTGCCAGCTTCGTGCAACCCAACACTTTCCATGTTCGCGACCAACTACAACGTCCTCAGAATCCAATCGGGTATGGGTGGCCTCGCGTTCTCCAACTAAGCGTTTCTTAGTTTATTGATTATAGTAAAAAAATAAAATTTAAAAAATAAATAAAATTTAGATTTTAAAATTTAGAACAAATTTTAAAATTTATATTGATAATGATTATAGTTTAACACCCAAAACTCGACGCAATTTTTGTATAATTTTGTGATCTGGGATCGATTTACCTAATTCGTACGAAGAGATAATATCTGTTGATACGTTTATAAGACCCGCGAGATCTTTTTGTGTATATTGTTTTGCAACACGCGCCCGTTGGATCGTTAATCCTGTTTCTTTACCTATCTTTTTATGTGTACCTATTTCAGTTTCTTCGAGTTTTTGTTCTCGTGATTTTCCTGTGTTTTTATTTGGTAACTTGAATTCCTGACCGAAAAATTTTACATACTTTTCTTTTTCTCGTGTTTTGTCGATTTTACCTCGAATAATAACTGGATCCCAATCCATTTGGTTTAGTATAGGCTTAAAATTTTAAGTAGTGATACAAATATAATGAATTTTATAGTTGGAATATCAGTAACTTTGATTATACTTAGTACTGTTATCTTATCACTTTTCTGTCCAAAATCGTGTTGCGGTGATGATACTGAAACTGAAAGATAAAGAATTACGTATGTAATATATAAATGAAAAGTGCTTATATATTCTTAATAATTTTTGGAACTGTGTTCGGTTCATGTGTATTGTTTAATCCAGTAGTTAAATGTTATTATTACTGTTTCCCTTATAAAAGAGAACAAACTGTTGAAATATAAAGATTTTATCGTATATACTAGTAAGTATGATAGAAATATACACGGACGGAAGTTGTCTGGGAAACCCTGGACCCGGAGGTTGGGCGTATATTATAGACGACTTTATAGGTCGAGGTGGTGCTAAGGTAACTACAAACAATATAATGGAAATGACCGCGGTAATAAAAGCACTCGAGAAGTGTATAGAATTAGGATACGAAAATGTAACTGTATATACCGATAGTAACTACGTAAAAATGGGGTTACTCGAGTGGTCGAAGAATTGGGAACGTAACGGTTGGAAAACGAGTAAAGGTGAACCTGTAAAGAATAAGGATTTATGGATACACATGTTATACCTACTGCGTAAAATTGAAACTGTTGATATAAAGTGGGTCAAGGCACACAACGGAGACGAAAAGAACGAGATTGTTGATACACAGGCTCGTGAATATGCCTATTTATTTTCTAAGAAAGTGTAATGGGAGAAGACATACCAGAACAACATCATTGGTGTCCAAAACAAGAAAAGCTCCTAATCCGATGGGCCGAAAAGGCTGCCGGATACAGATGGCTACATAATCACGCGCGTATGTTTTATAAGAAACAAAACGATTGGTTATCGTACCCATGTATAATCATATCGAGTATTACGGGTGTCGGTGGTTTTGCGGTCTTAAGTCCTAATGATCAAAACATATCGACCGAACAAAAACAAAAAATTGTTATTTTTCAATACTTTTTCGCGTTTTTGAACGTGGTTGCGGGTATACTTACATCAATATCGAAGTTTAACAATTCTTCGCGTATGATGGAATCACACTCGGTCATGTGTGTACAATATTCAAAATTTTATAGGAATATTGATATGGAATTATCACTCGAAACGAAATATCGTGAAGACGTTTTAGAATTTGTAAATAAAGTGCGTCTAGAATACGATAGATTACTTGATGAAGCACCCGATATACCTTCACATACAATAGAGGCGTTTAACGAAACGTACCCCGATAAAGAAAATAAACCTGATGTGTGTAACGGGTTAAGTATAATATCACGGGATATGACTAAAAGTGATGAAATACGAACATCAAACGTGGTAAAAAAATGGATATTGAAACAAAAGTCTTCACGAGAATTGCCAACACCGAGACAATCAATTGATTTGGAGTCTCACCCTTCGTATGGGGTATAAAGATTATAGTTGATATATAAATATGATCCTATAGCTCAGTTGGTTAGAGCGCGGTGCTTATACACTACTAGGTATACCTAAGTGACTTTATCGTCACAAACGCAACGCCGAGGTCGCGGGTTCGACCCCCGCTGGGATCACACCTATTTTTTAACGTGTTAAAGATATACCACGCTAAAAAGTAAATGATCAGAGTTTATTCAATTCCCCCGACACCCGAAAACAAACGTAACCAAATACGTAAGAATATACTTGAAGGTACGTATAGTAAAAAAATAAATATTGCGTTTCAAACGTTTGAGAACCCACGTCTTCAGTTTAGGTTCGCCGAAGCACTTGACGAGGCCTATGAAAAGTGTCACGTTTCTGGAACATCAGAAGAGTGTTTTGCGGCATGGCAAGAAGTTGATGATTTGGAAGATTCTATTATGCGTTTGGGATTTGATAGACACGTAAATTAAAATATCTATTTATTTTAAATGGTTCAACCATTGCAGGATACATATGTTTTAACTTTAATTTCATTCGTTTCAATTTATATGTTAAATAAACATTTACAAACAAACTGGGCACCTAAAACCGAAAATTTAATAAATAGCGGTTTAATATACGGTTTCATTATTCTTTTTCATTCTACTTTTGGTGTTCAGGCTATTACAGAACAACCCAAGGTACTCGAAAATTTAGTAAAAACACCATTCATGAAATTTTTTAGTTTGGCTGTCATAACGTTTGGCGCAGTTCGCGATTTTGAAGATACTTTATTCGTTCTTTTGGCGTTTATGGCTATAATTCAAATTATGAGAAGTAAAGAGGAGAGAAAGAAGTATCCGTATATACTAGTATAATGAGATACGGGTCACTTTTGAGAAAAATGTTTAAAATTAGATGGAAAATAAAAAATACACAAGACCATCACGTCATACCACGTCAGTTTAAGAATCATACCATTGTTAAACAGATCGGATACGATATAAACGCGTATCAAAATATTATAATACTTCCTCAAGAAATGAGAAATTTACGTAAAAATAGAGTTATACACGATGGTCCTCACCATAAATATAATAAGTTTGTAGGTATAGTACTCGATTCAATGGTGTATATGGAGAATCCCGAACCAGAATTTAAAGAGTTTGTAAACTTTTTAAAAATTGGGTGTCGTTTTAGACCACAGGATATACCGTGGAATTAAAATTATTTATTTGTATACGATGTATGTAAAGTACAAGTAGGTAGTTTAGTATGATTATCATTATGGTTAGTACTTTTTAATTCTTCTCTATTTTGATCTATATAAACTGGAGAAGTTAGACACTTATTTATTTTATTTTTTATGAGATAAGTCGAAAGTGTGTGATCGTTTCTATGTCTCCAAAAAGTAACTTCATCACGTTCCATGTACTTTTTAATAAACGATTTTTTCATGACGAGTGCGTGATTACATAACATTTCCGTGTTATAAGGTGCAAGATATAAGTGTTCCGAAATGTTTTGATACGTCATTCCACAGTTAGCCCAACAATATCCTAAAAATAAAATTTCAGAATCTACTTGTTTAAAATCTCTGATAGCTCCATATATTTTATCCAAGCTTACTTTATATCGTATATCATCTTCGAGAACTAATATCGTATCGTAACCATTTTTATACGCATCGTAATAACACGTGAAAAACGATAAAGCGACGGGAATTTTCGTCCAATGTTTATAAAGATGTTTATTTGATTCGACGTATGTTTGACTTAAATGTGTATAATCTTCGGTGGATAAATCATCCGGTTTTATTGCATTAAATAATTTATACGGTGTTTGTAACATTCCGACCATTTTTTTCGCATAATCACGTCTTTGTGGCATACATATACAATAGATCATATCAACTTCGACGTTTTTATTATCGTGTTGGACGATTTCAAACCTGTTTTTGAAACGGTTATATACGTTATTTGGTAAAAAATCTTCTTTTGCTTGGGTCATTGGTACAATATCTGGACTAGCTTCTTTTCTAGGTCCGTTATATAATTTAACTAGATTTTGGTCGTACGATATATTTTTTACAATTCTTTTTGAATCCCATCCATTTTCAACCGTATTTTTATATGGTCCCTTTTCGGCACTGTGTGTTACGAGATGTGGGTATCTTTTTAAATCGAGTTTCATACTCGAAACGTAAGGAACAAGGTAATCTCCGTTTTTACCTATAATGTTTCTAAATTTTTTGTTATTTTCCTTATAATTCTTATCTTTAAAATCCTCAATTGTCTGATTAAACCAGTCGTTTATCAAAGGGTCATTCTTTTTTGCTTTTATGAAAAAGTTTTCTAAGCACACCACACCGTCTTTTGAAAATCGATCGGCTTTATAACAAAATGTATTTTTATCATCTGGTAACCACGAAAATATATTTTTATTTGCAAATACGGATGCGTCTATCCATATACCACCGTAGGTTTTGAGTAAATAAAGTCGAATTAAATCAGATTTATTTGCTTCGTTGTTTGTTATTTTCGAAAACTCATTCATTTCGTTTTTGGGAATCCATGTATTTACAGTGTTTTTGTTTAGAACTCGTATATCTTTACACCCACCTACCATTTCTAAATTTTTTATACATCTTTTTACTATTTCTGGTTGTCTAAGTGAATCCCAGTATGTCCATACCGTATCCTTATTTACAGGCTTATCATCCTGATATTTTCTAGTTTTAAATAAACTAAAGACTATAAACAGTGTTATTATTATAAAAAGTATTTTTAGGTATACTTTCATACTTAAAGAGTACAGACAAAATAAATATGGGGAGCTATTGTCATATAGTGGTTAGTATCTTGGACTTTGAATCCAATCACCTAGGTTCAAATCCTAGCAGTAGCTGATAACGATGCCGTGGCCGAGTGGTCTAAGGCGCCAGATTAAGGCTCTGGTTCGAAAGAGCGCAGGTTCAAATCC